CCTTATCATCCTCCTTATCCACAACAAAGACAAGACAAAAACAAAAAACAAAACGACGGAAGAGCGGAAAAAAAAACGCAGGAAAAAAAAAAAAAAAAAAAAAAAAAATAACTTCCTAGGTCATTTTATGACCGGTTGGTAATAAACAACACCGGAAAGGCCACCCAATAATGGTAGTTGTTGTAGTTGTCGCACAGCATTCAAAAATCAATTGTAGTAGTGCTATTGTTACACATTTCCCCAATCCCGGCCCGCCATGCCCCGATCGTCCAAACCCGCATCAACCCCACGCCGGCCACGAAAAAACCCGCCGTAGCGGGTTCTGATGCGTTTGCGGGGCATTCAATCAATCCACCGGATGTGCGCGACCACCCGCGCACCATCTGTGAACACAATCAACACCGCATCCGGCCGATCGCTCCCATCCGTCCAAACCTCTTGCAATTCGGTGAACAGGCGCTCTTCGCGTTTAAGGGTCAATTCGATGACTTCGCGGATGACTATTTCAGCATCGTCATCCATGGTCATTCCCCTTCCAGTTCCGCGAGCAGGTCATCCGCGCCTTCCGGTGCCGACTCCGCCCGGATTTCCGCCATGGCGATGGCTACGTCCTTAGTCGATGCCCAGACCTTCGCCGCCTCCTCTCGTGTGATTCCCCTCTTGGCCGCCAACCCATCAATCCGGGCATTCGCGGTGTCAAGGTCAACCCCAGCCGCCCGCATCATCCCCATGACCACGGCGCCGACATTGAACACCCTACCGCGCCCAGTTGCCCGTGGCGCTTCCCACACATCCCCCGTCGTTACCCAATCCGCCAGCTCCCGAATCGCGTTATACTTTTCCTCCGGCGTGGCCGACCGCCCGGTTTCGCGGTCCCGCTCCAAGGCCGCCGCGTTTTCCAGCCGCTGCTTCAACCCACGCATCATCGCGCCGAGCTGAATGTTCGGATGAAGTGTCTCCGAATTGACCACAATCGGCGGAAACCCTGCCACCGTCAACGTCAGCACTCCGCCCTCAATCATCGTCCCGACGATTGCATTTTTCTTTGCCATGATATGAACCTCCATTCGGGATACCGCCCGGTCGGGTTGACGGAATAGCCCGCCCCAGTGCCGCCTGTCACACGGCACGAAGTCGGGTTATTTCACGACCCAAAAATGCCCCCGGCGTTCTGCCGCGCCCTCCGCCGCACAATGTTTCAAAACCGCCTCGATGGCCTGATACAACCCCCGGTCGGTGCGGCCCGGATGGTATTGCTTAATGCATTCAACTGCCGTTGAAACCCGAAAAGCCCCGTGCATACATGCACACAGCGAATCCCAAATATCCATATGATAATCAGTCATATCCATTTGAACCTCCGTCCAACCCATCGGGGGCTGGTACCGATTCGCCTCCGTGGCGAATGGTGTGATTGTATATGATACCTGCCCCGCGTCAACCCCATTTGTGTAATTGTTTGTAACAGACCAGCTGCCCCGCCGCACCGACCCCCATCCTGAATAGGTATCAGGCGCGCCCGCGCGCGCGTCGCATAAACCATGCCAACCCCGCGCATCCCTTGCAACCCCAAGCAATATCCGTGCCAACTCGCCGTTACCCCCATAGCAACCTTCCCTCCCCGAAGGGGTGACGGGGGCAAATTTGCGCGAAGAGGAATTTTGTATATGGCCTCTTCCTATTTTCGCGGCAGGTGTGAATTGTGAACACAATACGCCAACGTGGAATGAACATTCCTCAGGCAATCCGCCCCCAGCCTTGACAACCCGCCGCCCGCCGCCCATAATGGGCGTATGGAAACCCTTCCCCGCCTTCGCTACTCCCACAAGGCTATGATCGATATGATCGTGGCCAGGCCGGGGATCTCGCAGAATGAGTTGGCCCAGGCGTTTGGGTATACCGCGGCTTGGGTCTCGACAATTATGTCTACGGATTTGTTCCAGGCGGCCCTGGCGGCGCGACGGGAAGAGCTGGTTGACCCGGCCATCCGAGCTACGATGGATGAGAGGTTTAAGGCAGTTGTGACGAGGAGTCTAGAGGTCTTGCAGGAAAAGCTCTCGGCGCCCTCAGTCGCAATCACAGATCAATTGGCCCTCCGGGCAGCCGAGATGGGGGCAAAGGCTCTTGGCCTAGGTGCCTCTCCGGTAGCACCAGCCCCTAGCCGCTCGGAGGACCGACTTACAGAGCTGGCGGATCGCCTGCTATTTCTTCAATCGAAAGCTCGGGAAAGGACGGTTTATGTCGAAGACGTATCGCCGAAACAAGCCACAGGGTAAAGGGGATGGTGGCCAAAAGCCTCCGACGCCCGCTACCCCACTGCGGCAGCACTATCAGATGGCCTCGGAGGGGCGGAAGAAGTGAGACAGGTGGGCTCGGGGAAATATATCGGGGAGACAAAGGATTATTCCTTTTTCTTCTTGGCGCTCCTCGGCCCTACTGAAACGATCTCTACGGCGGTAGGCTCCGCCACCGTCTTTTCCGGGAATGACCCAAGTCCTGGCAATATCATTAGTGGAGGCGCCACTATCTCCGGCCCGACTGTCGTTCAGGCAATCACCGGAGGGGTCGTCGGAACGATCTATGATGTTGCTATGACAATAGTGACTTCCCTCGGTCAGACTCTGCAGATCAATCAGATGATTCCGGTGTTTGCGGGGCAGCCATGATAGCGGTCCTTGATAACCTCAGTCGGTTTTTCTGGGCGCGGCCGCAAAAAACCTCTATCTTTGATAGACAGGGACGGCGGTTGATTCGGCATGACGTTTCCATGACGGCATGGCCTTTGATTAAGCATGATCTTTTTGAAGTTTATCGGTCGTTTTCCCTTTGCCCGTATTACAGGCCCCGGTCTTTGATTAAGCATGACTTCGAGGCGCAGGCGGAAGCGCGCGAATGCGCGCGACGCCGCGCCGAGGTAGCGAACAGATCATGAACCATCCTCAGCTCACTGCTTCCCTCATCGAGGCCTTTGCGGGGACTTTCCTTTCCCCTATGTACGATAACGCGCAGCCCACGCCGGAATTTCACCGGACTTGCTGGGAGTTGTACTGTTCCCCGGCGGAACTCACCGCAGTTGCCGCTCCCCGAGAGCACGCCAAGTCAACTGCCCTCACCCATGACTACGGCCTGGCCACAGCCCTTTTCCGCGTAGAGGACTACATCTTAATTGTCTCCGCGACAGAGGAACTCGCCATTGGCCACCTCGGAGACATAGCGAAAGAACTCCGCGAGAATGAAGACATTCAAAGGGAGTTTGACGTTTCTATTCTCCCTACTGACTCCAAAACGGATATTATTGTTAAGTTCCTCGACGGCCATGAATGCCGCTTTATCGCAAAGGGCTCTGGCCAAAAGATGCGCGGGATGAAGTGGAAAGGGAAGCGTCCGGGCCTTATTATCTGCGATGACTTGGAAGAGGACGAGCAGGTCGAGAACATTGATCGGAGACGAAAGTTCCGCAAATGGTTCTATCGGGCACTTCTTCCCTGCCGTCGGCGTGGCGGGAAGGTTAGGATGCATGGCACCATCCTCCACGAAGATTCTATCCTTGCTCGGGTTCTCCGTCCTAAGACGACTGCCTGGAAGAGTCTTCTTTTCCGTGCGCATGCCTCCTTTGATGATTTCTCCAATGCCCTCTGGCCAGAACAGTTTCCCGAATCCCGACTCCGTGCTATTCGCCAAACCTTCATTGAAGATGGAGATGCAGCAGGCTATTCCCAGGAATACCTCAACGATCCTTTCGATAATTCCGAAGCCTATCTCCGCAAAGATGATTTCATTCCTATGAGCGAGGATGATTATGAAGTGGATAAACGCATTTGTGTTGGCTGCGATTTTGCTGTTTCTCGTTCCGACAGGGCTAATCGTACTAGCTTTACTGTTGGCGGGCAGGATGTAAACCATCGTCTTCATGTTGTAGATCAATACAAAGGCCGCTGGGACACCCTTGAATGGATCGAGGTTCTCTTCGATATCCAGTCAAAGTGGCAACCTGAAGTTTTCTTCGTAGAAGATGGTGTGATTTGGAAGTCTGTCGCTCCTATCGTCTATAAAGAGATGATGCGGCGAGGAAATGGCCATTGGTTGAATATCCAGCCAATTAACCCAACCCGCGACAAGGCTACACGCGGACGCGACTACCAAAAGATGATGAGAGCCGGAGCTTGCCGCTTTGACAAGAAGGCCGGCTGGTACGAGGATTTCGAACAAGAGAATCTTCGCTTTACCGGGAATTCCGATGCGACTCTTGATGACCAGTTTGACTCCATGGCTCTCCTTGCCAAAGGCTTCAATACTCTTGTGGATGTTGAAGAAGAAGATTTCGAGTCTGAGGAAACTATTGAAATGAGCCGCCTTGATCCTAGAGTGAGCACTGGTCGCAGCGCGGTGACGGGGTATTGAATGCTACACCTGGATCACCACATAACTATCAACAAGGAGACAATCGAGTCTCCGAACTTGGCTGAACGCTTCGGGGAAGTCGATCGCCGGAGGATTGGTAACTACGTCTATGAAGGCTATTCCCAGGACTTAGCTTCCCGCTCGAAGTGGGAAAAGCGCATGGAAGCAGCAATGGACCTCGCCCTTCAGCTCCAAAAGGCGAAGTCTTTCCCCTGGCCCGGCGCCTCCAACATTACCTTTCCGCTTATTACTATAGCGGCGCTCCAATTCCACTCCCGTGCATATCCCGCACTCGTCTCCGCGCCAGATGTAGTCCAATGTGAAGTATTTGGTTCTGACCCAGACGGAAAGAAGACCGAGCGAGCTGAACGTGTGTCTGCTCATATGAGCTGGCAGCTTCTTACTCAGGATCAATCCTGGGAGGAGCAGCAAGATCGTCTTCTTATCTCTGTTCCAATTGTTGGCTGTGCGTTTAAGAAATCTTACCACAGTGCCGAAAAAGGCCACAACTGCTCTGATCTGGTCCTAGCAAAGGATCTGGTAATCAATTACTACGCTAAGAGCGTGGAGACCGAAGGCCGCAAAACTCACCTGATTAAAAAGCATCGCAATGATATTTATCAAAGCGTTAAGCTTGGTGCCTATTGCGATATTCTAGACTGCGCATGGTACAATTCTCCCTCCAATCCCACCACAACCGACGATCGAAAGAATGTCCGAGCTGGCCAAGAGGAGCCTGAGCCGAGCACAGAAACCCCCTTCCTCTTCCTCGAACAGCACGTTTCCCTTGATCTTGACGGAGACGGCTACGCCGAGCCCTATATTGCTCTAGTAGAGGAGACTTCCCATGAACTCATCCGACTTGTTGCGCGCTTTGATCGGGAAGAAGACATTACTCGACTCCCTAACAATGAGATTGTTAGTATTAAACCGATTGAGTATTTCACAAAATACGGATTCATCCCTTCGCCAGACGGTGGAATCTACGATCTCGGCTTTGGCATCTTCCTTGGCCCGCTCAACGAATCCGTCAATACTCTTATCAACCAGCTCGTCGACTCCGGAACAATGCAAAACCTCGGAGGAGGATTCCTCGGACGTGGGATAAAGATTAGAGGAGGCACAACTGGATTCTCCCCGATGGAATGGAAGCGGGTTGATTCCACAGGGGACGACCTTCGGAAGAATATAGTTCCAATCCCTGTGAACGAACCTTCTCATGTTCTGTTCCAGCTCCTCGGTCTCTTAATTGACTACACCAACCGAATCTCCGGCGCTACCGAGATGCTTGCAGGGCAGAATCCTGGGCAAAACACTGCCGCGACTACCTCCAATCAGATGGTAGAACAGGGCATGAAGATCTATTCGGCCATCTTCAAACGAGTCTGGCGTTCAATGAAAGAGGAGTTTAAGAAGCTTTATCTCCTCAATGCCGTTCACATGTCCGATTCAGGCAATCAACTAGCCACTCGGGCCGATTACCTTGATCCACCGGACTCCATTCGTCCTGCTGCTGACCCTAACGTTGTCTCCGATACTGTCCGTGCTCAGCAAGCGCAAATTCTTGCTGAGCGTGCAAGATCTGTTCCCGGCTATGACATTGAGAAGGTCGAAAGGCACCTTCTTAAATCCCTGCATATATCTGGTGGCGAATCTTTCTATATCGGAGCACAGAAAACTGGTCCGCTCCCGAACCCGAAAGTTCAAATCGAACAGATCAAGCAACAGATTGCTATGGCTAAGATCAAGCAGGAAGCTGATGAATTCACCATTAAGATGATGGAGCAGCATGACCTGCAAGAGGCACAGATCGCTCAGCTCGAATCCATGGCAATGAAGCTGGCGGCAGAGGCGAAGGGAATTGATACGGGGCATCAGATAGCTGCAATTAACACAATGATTGCTGCGCAGCGCCAAAACAACGACGCTCTAATGTCTCGAATCAATGCGATGATTAAAGGAGCTGAGGTAGCACATCATGCAAGTGTTGACGAAGGAACTATGGGAAGAATGGCAAACGCACCCAGTAACGCTGGCGGTCCATCATCTCCTTCAGGAGCTGGTAATGGAGCGTAAAGAAGACTGGGCTCGTGGCCTCTTTCTCCACGAAGGAAATTTTGCTACTGCCATTTCAGGTGCTCGGGCAGTTGGCAATTGTGAGACGGCGGAAGCTATTCTTGCAATATCTTTTGAGCAGCTGGAAGGAAATAGTAATGATGATTGAAAATACTAGTGGATTGCTCCCACTTGGCCGAGCGGTTCTTGTGGAATACTATGAACCTGAACGCAAGGAGTCCGTTATTGTGATTCCTGATAGTGTGCAGGAACGCAGTGTCTCTCTCGAACAGCGGGCCAGGGTTATAGCAATTGGATCGCATTGCTGGCCAGACGAAGAGCCTCGGGCAAAGCCTGGCGATTATGTCATGATCAGCAGAATGGCTGGCTACGGCTGCCGTGGTCCTGGAGACAATAAGCTCTATCGTTTTGTAAATGATAGGGATATTTTTGCTAGTATAACTCATATCGGAGAATAATCATGGCCGATGAACAGTCAGTGGAAGAAAAAGCCCGCAACCTTGGTTGGGTTCCTCAGGAAGAATTTCGCGGAGACGCCTCGCGGTGGATTTCTGCGGAAGCCTTCGTGGAGAGAGGTGAGCATATTATGCCTATCCTCAAAGCAAACAATGAGAGACTGCAAAGCGAGGTTGCGGGGCTGCGTGGGCAGCTCTCTCAGTTCCAACTCGCCATTCAGGAGGGTAGGGAATCAATCGAAGAACTTCGGAAGTTTCACACGGAAGACACTGAGCGGAAAGTTCAGTTAGCCCGAAAGAATCTCCTTGCTGAGCTGAAAGCTGCAAAGAAGGAGGGTGACACAGATCGGGAAGTTGACCTTCAAGGAGAGCTTAGCGAACTCGACAGTGCGTTGCGGGAGGAGAAGACTACTACAGTCACTCCAGTTCAACGCCAGCAGCCTGCCATTGACCCGGAATTTATTGCCTGGCAAACTACCAACCCCTGGTTTGGCGTGGACAAGAAACGTACTGCCCTTATGACAGCTTCTGCTGAGGAACTCCGGGCTGACCCGAAGAATAATACCCTACTCGGGCGCCGTTTCTACGAAGCAGCTGCGGCCGAAGCTTCTCGCATCCTCGATGGCGGCAGCAAAAGAAGCTCCAAGGTCGAGGTTGGCGGCCCTTCGGGAGGGAGCCCTAGTGGCCCTGTCGGCCGTTCCTATTCCGATCTTCCTGCTGAAGCCAAGGAAGTATGCGATCGTCAATCCGCTAAACTTGTAGGCGAAAATCGCGCCTTCAAGACAAAGGCTGAATGGCAAAAACACTACGTTGAGCAATTTTTTGCTGGAGAGTAATCATGGAATTCACGAAATCGAATCCTTCTAATGTTGCGCCTAAGGGCCTTCCAGAGCGTGAATACACCTCGATGAGCCTTCCTAGCCTCAAGCTGGCCGTCCCGGAAATCCCGGGTTATCATTGCCACTGGATGCGAGGAGATGCTCAACGTATTCACCAAGCTCACCAAGCGGGCTATGAATTCGTCGAGAAGGATGAAATTGAATTGAATCGATTTTCTCTTGCAGGTGACCCATCCGAGGAGCCTGGTTCCGATCTTGGTTCTCGAGTGAGTGTCTATGGAGACGCCAACGGGACTCGTCTCTATCTCATGAAGCTCAAAGATGAGATTTGGGAAAGGTATGAACAACAGAAAGCTATTGGCCAGGAGCGTATCGCTGGCCAACTTCGGGGTGACAAGGGCTTTGTTGCCCCTGGTGATGATGCAAGTAACAGGTACTCTAAGTCAAACAATCGAAACCTCTTTCAACCAAATAGGAGGGCCTAATAATGGCCAATCAAAACCAGCCGAGCGGGCTCGCCCCTGTTCGCTATCGGAATGGTTCTCCGTGGAACGGTGCTGTAAACTTCTACAGCATTGCAGCCGCGGATACCAATGCTTACTGGATTGGCGATCCAGTGTCAACTCTTGTGTCAACTGCAGGAACTCCCGGTGGCGATAGCTTCGGTATCCCGAACGTGACTCTTTGGGCAGGTGCTACGGTTCCTGTTCGTGGTGTCATCGTTGCTATTGGTACGAATCCACAAGGTGGTCCATTCATCAATCCGAATAATCTAACTCAGATCTATCGGCCGAGCGGTGCTGCAGCGGTTCCTTACTATGTCGCCGTAGTAGATGACCCCGAGGTTCTGTTTGAGATTCAAGAAGCTGGTGTGCACGCAGTCCTGACTGCTGCTTCCATCTCCCGGAATGTCAGCCTCAACACAGGAACTCGCTCGGGGACTTTGCCCCTCAGCCCCACGTATCTGGATAACAACACTGTCTCGACAACTGCTACCCTGCAGCTGAAGATTCAAGCTGCCATCCAGCGCGCCGACAACACGCCCTTTACGCAATACCAAAAGTGGCTGGTGTCGATCAATAATCACGAATTCTCAGCTGGCACTGCCTCGCTGTAAGAAAGGAGAACAATCATGCCTGCTGGAACTATTAGTACTGGCTCCCACCCGAAACTGCTTTGGCCTGGGATTCATGCGGTCTGGGGTCAGATGTATGCGGAGCACGCAAAGGAGTTTCCTGAACTCTACGATGTGCTGGACTCGGACCAAGCTTATGAAGAAGACATTCAAGTCACTGGGTTTGGCCTTGCTTCTCTCAAGACAGAAGGTGCCTCGGGTACCTATGACTCGGAGATTCAAGGTATCCTGACTCGATATGTCCACTTGGCGTATTCTCTTGGTTACATTGTGACTTATGAGGAACTCCGAGATAACCTCTACGAACAGGTCTCTACCCGCCGTGCGAAGGCAAATGCGTTTTCTATGAATCAGACAGTGGAGAATGTTGCCGCCTTTCTTTACAACAATGCCTTTGTTTCGACCTACTACACTACTGGTGATGGCGTAGCATTGATTTCGGCCTCCCATACCCAGGCAACGGGTGGCACGTTCTCAAACATGCTTAATCCGGCGGCGGACCTTTCGGAGGCTTCTCTCGAAGACATGTGCATTCAGATCATGGGTGCACAGACTGATCGTGGTCTTCTAATCAACATCATGCCGGAAAGTTTGCACGTGGCGCGGCAGGAGTGGTTTAATGCGAATCGGATCATGAAGTCGGTGTTGCAACCAGGAACTGCAAACAACGACATTAATGTTCTTCACGCGACGAATGCCTTTCCGAAGGGAATCAAGCTGAATCACTATTTCAGCTCCCCGCACGCTTGGTTCGTCCGTACTAACTGCCCGAACGGTATGCAAATGTTCTGGCGGGAAGAGCCGATGTTCTCGCAGGACAATGACTTCGACACGAAGAATGCTAAGGCTTTGGCCTACATGCGGTTCTCGGTTGGAGCCACCGACCCTCGTGGGATTTTCGGCAGCAACGGCCCTTAAGCAAGTTAGCCTCCCAAGCGCCCCCGCTACGGCGGGCGGCGATTTCCTTAATGTTATCGCTTAGGAGTTTCTCATGTCAACCCCCTCTCCAGTTCCTGTTCGATTCCCTTCTGGTGTCTCGACGGACTTCCCCTATGGGCCTTTGGCCAACATGGGTCAGCCCAACCCTTTCATGTACCATACGTGGGAGGATGACTTTGATGTTTTAAATCCTGGGTATACGGCAACCAAAACCTCTACGGGCACGATTGCAGTTACTGCAGGTAATGGCGGTCTTCTTCTCTTCACCACGGCAGCTACCTCTGCAGACCTTTGCTCTATCCAGCTTCCCACAGCCGACTTTGCTTTTGTAGCAGGAAAGAAGAATTTCTTCCTGACCAGACTTCAAGTTAGTGATGCTGTTAACGCAGGTTTTGTAGCTGGTCTTATCGAGACTACGACGACTCCAGGCACCGTAACCGACGGTGTGTATTTCTACAAGGCTTCTGGAGCTGCCAACAATCTTGTGCTGAATAGCATGATTGGTAGCGTCTTAACTAGTCTTACCATTCCAACATCTGCTTATTCCCTGACCAATGCAACTAACATTGACCTGGGCTTCTATATTGACAGGAAACAGAATGTCTATGCTTTTGTAGGGGCTCAGCTAGTTGGCTACATCGCGCAATCTGGTTCTGGCTCTACTACTCCAGTTCGCGGAGCTTGCGCCGCCTTCGCACCTAGTCTGACTACAGCCAACCTCAATCCGACTCTTGCTGTCCTAGCTGGCACTGCCAGCGCAAAGACCATGACGGCAGATTTCATGCTGGCTTCTGAGGAGCGTTAATAATGAGCGTCCTGAATGCGAGAATTATTCGGGACTCTTCAGACATTGACCTAGCCATTACTGGGGCAGTGGAAGAGGGGGAAGACCTGCGTGAAGTTATTCTGCGTCCGGCCGACTTTCGAGATTCGCCAGTCGCGGTCAAACTCACGGCCCTCTTCTACTCCATTCAGGATGGGGTGACTCTTCTTCTCTATTGGGAAGGCGAGGACGACCATACCCTGATGATGCCGATTGCAGGGAGAGGGATTCTTGACCTGGGTCGGTTTGGCGGCCTAGAGAATCCCCGTGTTCCCGGCTTTACGGGGAATGTTCTTCTTGTAGCTGAGCGCCACTCTCCAGGAAAGAAGCATTTCTCCCTTTCATTTGAATTTTCAAAACAAAGGACCTAATTATGGAAGTTACTCCAGTTGGGGCAACACTCCCCCGAAATATGCCTGTAAATGGGGCGGCTATTCAAACGTCAGCTCCATCAACGGGAAACGCAATCTATAAGGACTCTCTTTGGTGCTCCTATCAGGCGATTTCAGCTGCTGCCGCTACCATTGTTATTGAGGGTACTAATGAACAAGCCTCTGCAGTGGGAACCAACAACAATTGGGTGCCGGTGACAGGAACGTTATCTACCAGTACCATCACGTTGGCGGCAGCCGGCACTGGTGGTTTTATTGACGCTACTGGGGCTGCCTGGCGTTGGATACGTGCCCGAGTTACGGCGGCAACAGCGGTAACTACCGTCCTTATGGGAGTTTGATGTGGCCGTTCCTGCTTCTTTCAACACAGCCGATCGCATTATCCGCATGGCAATGGAGAATGCAGGGCTCCTGCAAAAAGGAGAAGACCCGTCGGGGGAAGATTATGCCGAATACATGCCGCGTCTTAACGACCTTGTAAACTTCTGGCAGACGCAGGGATTGAAGCTTTGGCTCAATGAAATGATTACTGTGCCGCTAGTGGCGGGGACTTTACAATATGTTTTAGGGCCAGCAGGGGCAATTCTAACCACCAAGCCTATGAGAGTTGTAGGAGGCTATTATGTGAATAGCTCAGGAGATAGCTACCCTCTTAACCCTCTTTCCTACACGGACTACAACCTTCTATCTAACAAGACAGATCAAGGGGCGGTTAATTCGTATTTTATTGATAAGCAGCAGCTAAACATTGTTGTTAATTTATGGCTGGTCCCAGATACAACCGCAGCGACAGGAACTGTACAGCTCCTTACTCAAACTTCTCCTCCTAACCTTGTCAGTATAACAGATGCTATGCTCTTCCCTCAAGAATGGTTTATCGCACTTCATTGGGGGCTGGCAGATGAGATTTGTACGGGGCAGCCAGACTCTGTAGTACAGCGATGCAGCCAGCGGGCGTCTATGTTCCGAGCAGCCCTGGAAGATTGGGACGTTGAGGATGCATCTATCTATCTTACTCCCAGTACCCAAATCATGAACCGTGGAGGATCTTTCCGATGAATGGCCACCTCACCGAAGATGAAGCTGAATGCATAGCTCAGCATATTACTAATAGGCTGGTTGAACGCATGAGTGACGAAAAAACGGTTGACATGATTACGACTGTCTGGGCAAAGTATCTCGATCGAATTATTGGAAGGGGCTTTAGAAAAGTTCTCTGGATTTGTGTGGTTTTTCTTGTCGGGATTGCTTTCTTGAAGATAGAAACTCTGCTGCCATTCTTTGGTGTTAAGTCGTGAACATATAACATTACGGTAATATGGCCACTCAACATTCCTCCGATCAATCGACCGAGAAAAATCCTCACCGGATGAGCCTCATCACGACGGCAGAAAACCGTGATGAGACGACTAGCCGGGACGCTCGGCTAGTGAATGGGTACGGGGAAAAAACTCCTTCAGGAACACTGTGTGTCTACAAGAGGCCTGGGGTATTTCCATCGACTACACTGACGGCAGGGTCTGGTCTCGGTATCTTCAATTGGCTTGGGGATATTTATACAGTAATTGGTACTACCCTGTATAAAAATGGTGCTAGCCTTGGTACTGTCAATGGCTCTGGTTCGTATACTTTCGGCTCGATTCTTAGTGCTACTCCCACACTCTTTCTTCATAACGCCAATGCGGCGTATTTGTATAATACTTCGGTTGGTCTAACTTCTACAAGTACCGGAGGAACTGCCCCAACACCAACTCCTTTAGTTCCTGGTCAAGCATACCTTGATGCTACAATGTATGTAATGCAGTCTAATGCGCACGTCTGGGGTTCAAATATAAATGCAATAAATAATAATTCGTGGAATGTGCTTAACTATCTAATTGCCCAAATTGAGCCCGATGCTGGAGTGGCTCTTGCTAAGCAGCTTGTTTATGTTATCGCATTTAAGCAATGGAGTGTTGAGGTCTTCTACGATGCGGCGAATGCTGCAGGGTCTCCACTAGGAACTGTACAAGGAGCCAAGTTGAATGTTGGTTGTATGTCCGCTGAATCTGTTTGCGATAATGAAGGATCACTCCTTTGGATAAGTGCCGCTCGTTCTGGTAATGTCGGTGTGATGCTGATGGATAACTTGAAATCTCAACAGGTATCCACACCGGCAATTGAAAGGCTTCTGCAGCAAGCAAACTATGGAACAGTCTGGTCTTTTGGTCTGAGAATTGGTGGGCATAGGTTTTATGTAGTTACTTTAAAGCTGTCTAACCTTACACTAGTCTACGATCTAACTACAGGTCTTTGGTCCCAGTGGACTGACTCAAATGGGAACTATTTTCCATTTGTCGGCGCAACTTTCTCTTCGTCGAATCAGGTTCTCCTTCTTCACGAGACCAATGGAATAGTGTATGAGTTAGACCAAGTTCATTATACGGATAATGGAGCAATTATTACAGTTGACATTATCGCGCCTAACTACGATGGGGGAACAAGGAAGATAAAGTTCCTCTCCAAACTCGATATAATCGCGGATCAGACAGCTGGTTCGGTTCTTCTCGTCCGCAATTCAGACGATGATTACAAGACTTGGACTAACTTCCGGCAGATTGACCTTAATAGGAAAAGGCCCTATTTGATAAATTGTGGGTCATTCTATCAGCGCGCCTATCATTTCCGTCATGCCGGTAATTGCCCTTTCCGCATTGAAGGAGTTGAGCTTCAAATAGAAACGGGGAGCATTTGATGGCTACTGTCCCGCCGCCTCCGACCTATGCTGATGTAGTTCTGACAGATGAGCGCACTAAGAAAAGTGTGTTTAATCCTATTTGGCTGAACTGGTTCCTAGAAATAGCACAGACGCTTTCGCAAAGTGGCGGAGGTGGTGGAGGCGGAATTCAGCATAATAGTTTGGCTGGTTTACAGGGCGGCACATCAGCAGAAAGGTACCATACTACAGCCGCACAGAATGCTGCTATCAACAGTTTACCTTCTACCTTTGTATCAGGCTTTAATACTCGAACGGGTGGCGTAACTTTAGAATCTGCCGATGTGACTAGTGCTCTTGGCTTTACGCCGGAGCCTGCATTCACAGGGATGAATGTAACTATCACGACAACAAAGCTTACTTCTGGTGGAGCTAACGGTTCAATGACCTTTACCAATGGTGTCTTGACTGCCCAAACCCCCGCAACATGAACGCCTTAGATATTATCGCAAAGAAGATTTCTGTGGAGGGATTGCCATTGTCCCTGTCAGAGTTGCGTGATCGCGCGATTCGGGATGTGGAAGAAGGGCGAGATAGGGTATTTCAATACGACGATGTAGTATTCACTCTTGGTATGAAAGATGCCCTTATCCATGCCTATTCAGACGACTCGGATAAGTTCGCTTTCTACCGAGCAAGCAGGCAGTTTACAAAAGACGCGTGGGAGGTAGGTCATAATCGTGTCTATGCTCCTATCTTAAATTCACGGATGCGGCTGTTTGCAGCTCGCATGGGCATGAAGTACATGGGTTTACATCCTTCTAGTTATCGTATTTACTACGCAGATCGGAGTTTCTATGGGTAAAGCATTTGTGCAGACAGTTCTCCCTATTGCGGGGATGGTAGTAGGAAACATGCTCATGCCAGGCATTGGTGGCATGGCCCTTGGAGGCGCTCTTGGTGGCGCAGTTGGTGGTCACTCCTACGGTGGTGGTACTTCTGGTATGCTGCGAGGAGCCGCACTCGGGGGCGCTGGTGGAGCAGGAGCTAGCTATCTAGGCGGCTTAGGCTCGGGGGCTGGGAGTGCCACTGCCGGTGGCGTTGATATGGGCGGTGCACAGGGACTTTCCCTAACAGCGCCTTCTGGCTTGGGATTGACGGCTCCGGCGGGAGCAGACCTTGCTCCTGACCTTGGAACAATGAATACTTTAGGGACCGGCGGAAGTGCAGGTCTGCTAGATACTTCCCTCGGCGGGGCAGGTGGAGCACCTGCTAGTGGTCAAGGATTGACTGCTCCGTCTACCTTTGGCACCACAGATTCGTTGTCACCTGCCGCAACTCCTGGAACGGCATCTCAGTTAGATATGTCTAGCTTAGGCTCGGTAGCTTCTCCTGATTATTCCATCTCCTCTCCTGGAGGCTTATCAGGCGGAGATACTGGAATCGGGTTTACTCCCACTGCCTCGGGGTCAGATTCATTCTCCCTGACTGGAGATGGTTCGGATTCGAGTTCCCTTCTGGACAAACTTAAATCTTACTTGGGGGAACTTGGGTCTGCCGGCAAGACAATCGGGAAAGTAGGTGGCGGGCTTAACATCTTATCCGGCCTATATGGGCTTACTCAGGCAAATAAAGTCGCGGCAGCTGCCGACCCATTTGCCCCTTATCGCTCGCAA